ATGAAACGGTATTATTTTGAATTGACAGATCGGAGTTATAATGATCTGGGGGCTTTTATTCCGGATGGGTACAGCAAGGAAGTGGCTGTCAGGCAAGCAAAGAGGTGGATGGCAGAAAACAGTATAGTATTAGCCACCCTTATCGTGAATAGCCTAAGAACATCTAACGTGTTGGATGTAATTGATATTGATATACTTAAAACGAAGATATAATGGAAGCAAAATTTAAAAAGGGACAAAGTGTGAGAATCACCAAGAGGAACGGTGAAGTCATTGATGGTGTAATCCGCGACTGGGACTATAACATTTGTACTTTCGGTCGTGAATATAATGTCGATTATATGAAAGATGGCCAGGTTTGGACTGTGATATGTGTTCCGGAGGATGCCATACAAGAACTCCGATAGATTTCCGGGGCAGTTAGTTCAGTTGGTAGAACACGCCAAACTCCCGCAAGGGAGAGGCCATGGTCCGTGGTTCGAGTCCGCGACTGCCCGCTACAATAATTTAACTTATCAGCGAATTATGAAAGAACGAATAGTGGTAGAATACAGTGAGGTGGGTAAAATAGCCGGTTTGCTGGGTTGTTCCCGGGAAATGGTCTCCCACTCCCTTGCATTCCGCAAGAACAGCAAGTTGGCCCGTTCCATCCGCAAGCTCGCCATCGAGCGCGGTGGAACCAAGGTAGGTGGTAACCCTGAAAAGAAGGAAAGCGATGAAAAGTGAGTTGATGGCATTGTTCGGTGACCAGCTGCGCTGGTTTATACACTTGAACTGGAAGCAGCGCCTTTGTGTACTTTACTTCTGTCTGAATTTCTGTCTGATATTTTCTGTGAGTGAAGACAATTTGCTTTGGGCGCTTTTTGTTGTACTGAACTTTGGGGCTTCAGTACGGCTGTTGAAGAGGCATGTCCCTTTGAATGATTTGGAGGACTGATAACAGAACGGAAAATGGAATACTATAATAATATACTGTGTGTAACCTGTGAAGAGCTTACTTCAGGAGATAATCCGGTGATGAAGTATATAACTTTATACCAAAATGTCCGTCGCGGTAACATCGAAAGTATCAACCGTGGCGGTGGCGAGGGCAATGTAGCCCTGTATTCCTATTCTTCCCTTCCCGAGAAATACAAGAAACGTTGGGTTGAGCGCCATGGCGAGCCCGAGAAACAGATGCGAGAAGAAATGATCCGTAACATAGTGAAGAAAGACGAGAAGGCCGAGCGCTTTTTTGAGGAGTACCGTTACGACAAGAACGGTGAGCTGGTCGCCCTTCCCGAGGATGTGAAGAAGGAATACACCTGGAACGCTTCGGTGCTGAACGCGCTGATGGAAGAGTTCAAACGCTTGAGTTCATCCAATAACAAGCTGACCGGTTTCCGCCGTAACCTTTGGGAGCTTCTGCTTGTCACGAGTGAGGAGTGGCGTCCGGTGTACGGGCACAGCCTCCCGGGCAGTGTGGGCCGGTTGAAAGCCCTGATAAGCAAGTTCCGTCCCGACAACTACGGTGTGCTTGTGAGCGGCAAGTACGGCAACAGCAACACGCTGAAGATCGAGGAGGACGGCGGGCGTTACCTTGTTGCATTGAAACGCAGCCGTGTTCCGGTTTATACTGATATGGAGATCTTCGAGGAGTACAACCGTGTCGCTCCGGAACGTGGCTGGAAGCCCCTGAAGAGTCCCCGCAGCCTCCGCGAATGGTTCAGCAGCCCGCGTGTCGAACCTCTGTGGTACGATGCCGTTTATGGGGAAATGAAGGCGCACCAGCGTTATGACCGCAAACACCGCACCATCCTTCCGGGCCGCCGTGACAGCCTCTGGTATGGCGACGGCACGAAGCTGAACCTCTACTATCGTGATGAGAACGGGAACAAGTGCACTACAAGCGTGTACGAGGTGGTGGACGCTTACAGCGAAGTGCTTCTTGGCTATTACATCAGCGATAATGAGGACTATATCGCCCAGTACCATGCTTTCCGCATGGCTATCCAAACGAGCCGGCACAAACCCTACGAGATCGTGTGCGACAACCAGGGCGGTCATAAGAAGAACGCGGCGCTGGGTCTTTTCTCGAAGATCAGCCGTATCCACCGCCCGACAGCTCCGTATAATGGCGAATCTAAGACGATTGAGAACATTTTCTACCGCTTCCAGAGCCAGGTATTGAAGAAACGTTTCGGTTTCACCGGGCAGAATATTACGGCAAAGAGAGAAACAAGCCGTCCGAATCTGGAATTCATCAACGCGAACATCGACTCCCTTCCCACATTGGAGGAACTGAAGGAACAGTATGCCGCCGCCCGTGAGCAGTGGAACTCAATGAAGCACCCGGCCACTGGCATCCCCCGTATTGAGATGTACAATACCAGCGTGAACGAGGGCACCGATCCGGTCAGCGTTCCTGATATGGTGGAGATGTTCTGGTACACAACCGATAAACCGTCGCTGTTCACCGCCAGCGGTATCGAGATCACGGTACAGGGAAAGAAATACCCTTACGAGGTTTTCTCCGCTCCCGGTGAGCCTGACCTGGAATGGCGCCGGCGTAATACCTACAAGAAGTTCTATGTCCAGTACGATCCCTATGACATGAGCAGCGTACGGTTGCTTTACAAGGACAAGGGCGGTGCGATGCGTTTCGAGTGTGTGGCCTCGTTCCCGCTGATGATCCACCGTGCCCAGCAGGAGCAGACGGAAGCCGAAAAACGTTTCATCCGCACCCAGCAGGAGGCCGTCGTCAATGAGCGTATAAACCGTCAGGTCGTCGCCAAAGATATCGAGTATGAGCATGGTGTCGCACCGGAACAGAACGGTTTGCGTACTCCTGACCTGAAAGGTCTCGGAAAGGAGGCGCAACGCCAGATTGACCGCCGCACGAGAAAATACAGCCAGCCGCCCCGTCCTTCCATAGGCCGTGACATGAAAGTCATCAGCAACGTGACATGGGACAGCTTTGAGAAGAAGGAAGTGAGCATCCGCAAGGTGGTCGGG